GTTACTTGTTCGTTACTAATATCTACTAAATCCATAAAGAAAATAGTAATGTTAAAAGTTACGTAGTTGTTGTTTATTGTACTATTGTTAACCATTACGTGAGATAAAGGGAATAAGCTCTGCTTCTTTAAATCAATGTCAGCAATATCACCAAATGTTATTTCATTATTAAATGGTTCTGCTGTAACTACTTCTTTAATCTTGTCTATTATGTTATAAAAACTGTTCATACTAATTTTATATAAGTTGGAGTGTGTTCTCCTAAATCTTGTTCAATAAATTCATCCAAGCTATCAATAGCTTCATCAAAGTCAACACCCTCTCTTTGTATTAATAAATCTAAACAAATCCAATAATCGTAAACTGCTTTAATTGGGTTGTTTGCTGATATACCAATAAATGCTTCTTCAAATCCATCCACAAGGATAATGTGTTCATTCTCAATTAATAAATCTCTGCTTGTTAATTCTTCTAATATATCTTCTTTTGTCATCTTTGATTTCTTTTTAATATTTGTTGTTCTAATTCATATTTATCCTTTTCAAATGCTAAGTGCATTAAACAAGTGTGTAGTTTTGATTTGGTAATTTCATTGTATTTGAGAATGTCTCCATTAGTAAGTCCGTAGATAGATTGATACCAGCCCCATTTTGCAGAGAATCCCGCAGATGCTGAGGTAGCTCTATCTCCTGTTGTGTTGCTAAATAATTCAGGATAGTTTTCTGTAATTCGTTCTTTAAACTGTAAAAAAAAACAAGCGAACCAAAAGCAACATCTAAAGTAACTTCTGTCATATCGTACTTGTCAGCACTATCGTAATCTTCTATTAAGTATTGCTTTTTCTTTTTGAATGTTATTGGTCTAAATAAAACGCCCATTGCTTTATGCATCAACTCCCAGTCAGCAAGGTAAGTGTCAAGATCAACGTACTCACCAAAACTAATATCGTCTAACTTAGGTATAAAGCCAAACTCTTTTCCATTCATTTCAAACCTATCTATGAACTTAGGTGTATTAGTAAACAACTTTGTAAGTTCTTCAGTAATATTATTAATGTCGCTTGCTTTTATTTGTAGAACATTCTTTAGTGGTATATTACAAAAGATCTCAATCATCTTCTGTTGTAAAAATGAATCCAGCTCTTTACCCTCAGCAATCTTTAACCACTTTTGGTATTGCTTTAAAGTAACTTCATTAAGTGTTTCTGGTATGTTAATAGTAAGTTTCATTTATATATAAACGTTTTAATTCGTGAATCGTTATATACAAATATAAAAAAAATAGGTAACGCTCTTTTGCCGACTACCTATTTTACCAAAACGCAAATTTAATTCTTTGCTTATTTCAAATGTAATAAAAAAAAGCTACCTGATACAGTAGCTCTTTAATTTCTGAGGACTTACGCTAATAAATCGGCTGCCTCTTGGTATTTTAATTAAGCATATATTAAACCTTCTATATATGAGTTTTTTAATCTACTATGTCTATCTTCTTCTGTTTCACCTTCTATTAAATAATCACCTATAACTTCACATATTAATTGATAGTGTAAATCAGATACTCCATTTGGTTTTAAGTCAAATTCTAAAAAAGTATTATATACTTCTTTTTTTACTGAGTCTTTTAAATCTCTCATTGTGTGTCTGTATTCGTGGTTCCAAAAGTATTTCATAATATTTGTTTTAATTAATTACAATGTAAATATAAGTATAATTATTTAACTACCAAACTTTTTTAAAACTTTTTTTAATAAATGTGATATTCACCTAAACTTGGATTCTGTAATTGGTAGCTAACTGCATACCTCAACGCATCAATAGCGTGGTTAAAATTATCTACTGGTGTTTGTGATTTCTTTTCTAACCAACAATAGTTGTTAAACTCTTTTATTAAATCTGTACTATCTTCAGTAATTACTAAATCATAATCTTGTAATAAACTAATTCCAAAAGTTATTGAACCTTGACCTTTAATTGCTGGTACAACATTACAATCTCTGCTTAGTTCTGTTATTAATCTTGGTTCTGCTGAATCACCTACTATTAAATTATCTGCTGCAAACTTTTTATTTAATACTGCTATTTCGCTTGTGGTTAACTTAGTCTGATAGAAACATAATTGTATATAGATGACTTTATTTTCTTTGTCTATGCTTGTTTTAACTAATGTTGAAGGGTCATTGCTAAAACCATAATCTTGACCAAATACAACTTTACCTACTTGCTTAAATTCTCCAATGCTCCAGTCAGTAAATATAACACCTTCAGCTTTATCTAACCAAGCACCTTCTATTGTATGCTTGTATCTGTTTGGCCTTCTAACCTTCATTGTTTCTATCTGCTTAATATAGCTTTCTGAAAGGTTATCTAAGTTATCTAAATATGTTGTGTGAATGTAGGTAGTATCTTCTTTAGTTATATTACTACCAGCAGAAACTCCTCTATCTTCAAACCAACGTTTATAAATAAAATGTTCTTTAGTTGTTGGATTAAGTATTAATATTACTCTATTCTCTTGTACTTTATTTCTAACAGATAAATCTATTTTATCAAATATATCTTCGTCGTTAAGTTCCTCAGCTTCATCCATTACCCAAGTAGTAATACCTTGTAATGATTTAAGATTAGCTGTTTGGTCACCTGAACTTGTTTTAATACCTCTAAAGATTATCTTGCTACCGTTGCCTTTGTTAATTATTTCATCCTTTGTTATTTTAAATTTATCAATTAGATTTAATATTTCTAACTTCTCAATAAATTCAGGAATGATACTAATACTTGCAGCTCTTAAAGTAAATCGTGTGAATAGTATTGTGTGACCAGCTTGGTAGGTTAGTAGTAATAGTATTGAATTAACAGCAAATGATTTACCAGAACCACGACCACCAGTTACAATAAAGTATCTTGCAAATGATTCTTTAAATACTAAATATTTTTTATTGAGATTTAATTCTTCCAATTACTTCTCTAAAATCAAAGTTAACTTCTTCTGTAGTGTTTACATCAACAGTATCTTTTTGTTTTCCGTAGATACTATCTAAAACCATATTCAAGCCTTGTGCATCTCCTTTCTGTATAACCTTCTCTATAACAGCCATAGCCATTCTATATTCATTGGTCATCCAAACTTCTTCACCAGTAACAGGGTGTATACCTTTTGTTCTAAGCTCTGCAATTTCTTTTAAAATTGTACTTCTATTCTTTGAGCCTTTTGGTCTACCTTTAGGATTACCGCTCTCCCCTTTTTTGAATGGTATTAAATCTTCTTTGCTCATTTTTCTGTTCTGTATTTGTTCTGTATTTATTTAAAAATACTAATAGCTTTCTTTCAATTGCTTTTGCTTTCTCTTTCGTATTCATATTCGTTATATAATCTTTTCATCGTATCAACTAAACCTTTAACACAAGAGCCGCAGCTGGATGTTTTTCGATTTGTTTTAAACACTCTATTGTGAATCTTTAATAGTTCTTTTTGTTCTGGACTGTTAACTACGTTTTTATTAATACTAAAGAAACCTTTTAAATACATATACTCCTCTTCGGTTAAGCATTCAGGGTCTTTGTAAGGAAACATTTTATTTAGCTTTTCTTTTCTTGCATCGCATCCACAGTCTTTGCCCAACTTGTCAAATATCCAGTCAGTAGCTTTCTTTATTCCTGTTGCTTTTGTTACCTTTTCTATGCTGTCACCTAAACCTTTACTCTTCATTAATCTTTTTTTTTATTTCTTTAATACAATTGTTTATTGTTCTCCATACTACAACGTGTGATATGTTGGTTGCTGCTGATAGTTTTCTAATACTGTGGAATTTCTTTCTGTATAAATTAAATAGCTTTTTATCAAACCAGTAAAACTCGTTAACTATATCGTCTACCATTTTCTCTATATCTATATAGCTATCGTTGTCAGCTTCTACTATGTTTTTTAAATCTTTTTCTATTAGTATATCTTTGTCTACTCTTATTGTATCAATAAAAATATTGTGCATCATCTTATATATAAACGCTTTATTTAAAGAATCGTTATATAGAATATCATTAATTTTTACTTTACCGTTGTAAATTTTACTATGTAAAGCAATATAAAAGTCGTGTAGTAAATCTTTAGCTGGTACTTTACTGTTGCTGCTTATTTCTTCGGCCATACTTAACCAAGTAGCTTCATCTCTTACTAATATTTGTAGTATGTTATCTACTTTTGAATTCATTTAACTCAAGTAATATATTTACAAAGTCATCATACTTTAACGCAATGTAATCATCTTCAAAGTTTTTCGTGAATACAACAACAGGTGTTTTTAAAGTTCCCCTTGCATCTCCTTTGCTTTGCTCTAATGCTTTCCAGATGTTAAGTTTCTCTTGGTTCTTACACTCCCAACTGTATTC